CCCATGCCTGCGGCTCGTCGGCAGCCATCACTGCGAGCATGTCCTTGCCTTTGACCGTGTCCCCGTGCGTCGAGCCAATGAGGACCTTGCCGAACTGGAAGTACCAGAAAGGTTGCGGGCTGATGTCGACTTCAACCCGCGGCTCCCGGTCGAAGTAACAGGAAAGCATCAATGACAATGCGTAGGAGGAATGCCCATCATGGTTGCCGCGATTGATCCGAACGATGACCCGCTCGTGCTTTTCCAGCATGCGCTTGATGCAGTGGATCATCGTGCGAAGGCCGACTTGCAACACCTTGCTCCAGCGCCCATCCACATCAAGTTGATGCCCCGACGCGCTCTGGTTCTTCTGGTTGTCAGCGTGGAACATGTCGCCGAGGTTCAACAGCAGGGCCGTCTTCGCGGCCGGCGCTGACGCCACGAGGCGATCCACTGCTGAGAACGTCAGGTCTTCGGCAATGCCCAGGTCAAAGTCCCCGCCCGCGTCCTGCCACCAGGCGCGCAGACCGAAGTGCGGGTCGCCGATCGGAAACACGGCAAGGAGGTCAGCATCGCAATGCTTGGGCGCCTTGACCGGCTTCGCGTTGCCCTTCACATCTTCGCTCAGGGTCTCGACCCACGCCCTGAAGATTTCTTCCTGGCGCTCGTGATCAGCACTCGACTTCACCCACTGGCCGGCAGGCTTGCCATCGGCGTCGTAGTAGGTGGAGACGCCCTTCACCTTGAAGCCATCGGGCACCGGATGAACCATGTCATGCTCAGGGCTGTAGCCTGATTGCGCGGCACGAAGCCTCAAGTCGTTCAGCGTGCGGGCAACCATGCTGTGGTGAACGCCGAGTTTTCTGGCCGCAGCGCGGCAACTGCCAGTCTCAGACACCGCATCCACATACTCGCACTGCCGCTGCGTTGCCCACTTCTTCAAAGAATCGAGATCACTCACGCTTTGCTTCCTTGTTGGATTGAATGACGCAGTCACTGTGCAGGTTCCGGCACTCGGAGCCCCATCGGAATAGGTCCTTGACGTAGTCCTTCGCCGGGTTCCTCGGAGGCGGAGGTACTTCGCATTCCACCTGACACGCTGCCGGCACTGCCGAAGTGGGCGCGATGAAGGCTTTCGAGCCCGCGCAACTCGTCAGGAGAAAACACAGCGGAACTAGGAGTAGAGTCGAGCGCACGTTCGGCCTCCGTGATAAGGGGTCTTGATTCCTGACGCTTTCGCATCGCATTGGCGAGTCTCTTTGCAGATGCCTTAGCATCGAGCGATGACTGCTCGATGTATGCATCAGCAGCCACCCTGTAGGCTTCAGACCAGGTTTTTTCGGCGTTCAAACTACCGTGGTCATAGCCTAGAAAGTAGGTGCCTGTCGCAACAAGCAAGCTGCAAGCAATGGCGATGAGCGTGGTATTCAAAGCAGTCAACGACCCATGCACAGGTTGTACTCAGCCTGGCGGCGCTTCACCAGACCGGGCAACTCCCTGCCGCCCGCGCGTGTCCAGCGCAGCAACTCAGCGCACGCACCGTGGTAGTCACCGACGTTCAGCTTCTTGACCAACGTCGAGTTGCAGAACGCGCCAGAGCCAACGTTGTAGGAGAACTGAATGTATGCGTCGTACTCGTGCTGATAGAGAGGGGCCTTAACACACTTCTTGACCGCGCCTTCGAACTTGCTCACGTCAGCCAAAGCGCGCTCAAGCGCCTTTGGCGGCGTGATCTTGTCGCCGAGTTTGACCCCTTCCGTGGTGCCGAAGCCGATCGTGGGCACGTCACCCGGCACCGGAATATAGGCGTCACCTCTGTAGCCCTCGTGCAGCGCAAGGCTGACGAAGGCTGATGCCGAAAGCGCCAACGAAGCTACGGTTACGCGCTTAATCATCTTTGTCCTTCTCACCCAAAGTGTCCTTGTAGATCACGATGAGTTTGTGAACGATCATCAGGAGCGTGTAGATGAGGGTTGCAAGCAGCACGATGTCGGGTACAGGCACACCTGCAATGGTGGCCAGAGAAACAGAGGAAGGCGGGGCCAGCTTGGCGACAATCGCCGCACCGGATTCAGCAGTATTGTTCGCGCTCATCACTTAGCAATTCCGAATAGATTGGCAACATCAGCCCTCTTGTTTTGGCCGCGTCCGGTGGANGGCGTATCACCGTTCAGGTTCTGGTTCAGGGTCGAGCCGCTGTTCGTCGACTCTTGGGGTTGCTGCGATGCCTGCGCTGTTTGCGACTTGAACATCGTCCCGGACAGCGGCTTGTAACCCGGAGGCGGCAGCTTGCCGGTAAGTTTGAGGCTAGCCTCTTCGTCAGTGATGAGGCCAAGGCTCAGTTGTTCGAGAACCATCATCTGCTGCGTTTGGCGAAATGCGGCGAGGTCCGCTTCCGGGCGAAGGTCGATGTCCGCGTAGCGGAACGTGACCACAACATCAAGGCCGAAGAGGCGCAGGGCCAAGGTAAACATCCGGCTGTAGAACTGGTCGAGCTTGTCCTTGATGGCGCCTGTCGCCGACTTCATGAACAGCATGGTCTCCGCGCTGGCGATGTTGCTGCTACCAGACTGAAAGCCCAACACCGTCCCCATCGTCTTGGCGCCCGTGGCGAGCCGTGAGTTGCCGATGCTTTGCAGCACCTCGTACTCAGAGGCCAACCCCGCGTTCGAAGCGTTCTCCACCTCGAAGCCGAGCGAATCAAAATAGACCAGCGCATCTTCCGGGCGCAGGCCATTGACCTGCGACTCGATCTCGCTGACCAGTGCCGCCATTTCCGCGCGTGCACGGTCGGGGTCGATCTGTGCTTCAGGGCTCATGAACTTCCTGAAGCGCTCCTCGTTGATCTTGACCTTCTGGCGCGGGTGGATCACACGCTTGATGATCTTGTGGATGTCCTGCGCGAACTCCTCCTTGAAGAGGGTTGGCTTGATAGAAGGCTCAAGTGGGCTGGACGAGTAAGGGTCCAGCAAGTCCTGGTCGATGTTGAGCATCACGAAGGTCGGCTGGTCGAGGTCGATCTCGTCTTGCCCAACTTTCTGAAATGGCTTCAGCCCCTTGCCATCCGGCTTGAACTGGACTGTCGTCACACTGATCGGCTGGATAGACATCGGCAGACGACTCTTGTCGAGCACCAACTCACCAGCCATCGAGCCGTACATCATCAACTCCTTGGCGAGCGATTCGCTCAAGGACTTGAGACTCTGCACGTTGCTGAAGCCTTCCTCATAGGGGGTCATCACATCCATGCGGGTGATGATCTGCTGGAGGAGGGTGGTTGCGGCAACGTCGATCGAACCATCCAGAGCAGAGCACGCAATGGCCGTGTATTTGCTCGGGATACCGACGCGCAGGTACGCCCAAACTGCGGCGCTCAGGTCCGGGCTGGCGTAGACGAAATCGTGGACGACCTTGCGCGAGTCTGCGCCGTTGCGAAACGTCAGCGTGTCCGTGTTCGTCAGGCGCCGATCCGAGCGCGGCAGTGCATTCTTCGGGTCAGGTTTCGTGCTGGTGAAGAACGACGGGAAGCCACGGGAACCGGGCTTCACTTTCGGGGGCGGGTGAGATTCCAGCGCGGCCGCCTCAACTTTAGGGCGACCCCACATTGACCTGATCTTGGAGAACACGGACGCACCTACGGCTGAGGGTATGCCCCGATGTTAGCCGATAATGTGCGTTTATACAAGGATCAACGGCTGTTATTGGATACTCAACGTTTTACGTGGCGCAAACACTCGCAGGCGTGTACAATCCCGTTCGTTCAGATAAAACCAATAAATGAGAACGTGCGATGCGCAGAAAAACAACCGAAGAGTGGGTGAAGGAAGCCGAGCTTAAACACGAGGGGCGCTTCGATTACTCGGAGTCCGTGTACACAGGAGCCAACAAAAAACTCAACATCCGGTGCATAGAGCACGGCCTATTCGAACAGGTCGCAAACAACCATCTTCAAGGTATGGGCTGCCCTAAATGCGGAGACCGCAGGAAGGGGGAGACCAAGGTCATTGACGTCGCCGAGTTCCTGCGAAGATCACGAGCAGCGCACGGAGACCGATACACCTACGTCGAGAGTTCTTACTCGTCGATGTCCGAAGCCGTAGACATCGTGTGTGAGGAACATGGATTGTTTTCACAGATTGCCTCCGTGCACGCGAAGGGTCACGGCTGCCCGCAGTGCGCAAAAGTCCGTGCCAGCAAAGCCTCGCGCTCAACAACTGAAGCGTTTGTTCTAAAGGCGCGCACGATTCATGGGACAACATACGACTACTCAAAAGCTAGCTATGTCGACAACTCCACCAAAGTGGAGATTATCTGTTCTGAACATGGGTCATTCTGGAAGACTCCAGCCAATCACCTTAAAGGCCAAGGGTGCCCTGAATGTGCACGCATTGAAGCAAGGTTAGGGCTTGAAGCTTTCATACTGCGGGCGAACGAAGTGCACGGTGGAAAATACGATTACACCCTTGTGCAGTACGTCACAGCGGACAAAGACGTAATCATAAAATGCGAAAAACACGGGCTGTTTTCACAAACACCGCACAGCCACCTGAAAGGCAGAGGATGCCCTGAGTGTGCAATCGAATCTCGCTCATCGAACCTGTCCGCTTTTATCCTCAAAGCACAAAGCGCGCATGGCGATAAGTACGACTACAGCGCTGTTGATTACCGTCACTGTGAGAAGAAAGTTAAGATATTTTGCAGTGAACACGGGGAATTCATGCAGACACCGGCCAACCATTTGCAAAAAAGTGGTTGTCCAAAGTGTGCCAACATCGGACCTTCTAAACCACAATTGGATCTAGCTGAATTCCTGAGTTCCTTGACAGAAACCGTACTTGAACATCGAGTCGGAAGAAAACGAGTAGATATATTCCTACCTAAGCACAACATCGGTGTTGAGTATCACGGCTTGATCTGGCATTCTGAAAAATTTGTCAAAGCTCCTTTTAGGGAGATGCTTCGCCACAACGAAATCGAAAGCCATGGAATTCGACTTATCCATGTGTATTCTGACGAGTGGGCGCAGAAACGGCCTATTGTTGAGAAAACACTCCGAAGCATCCTCGGGCTTAATGCGTCGATAGGGGCTCGCTCATGCTCGCTTGAAAGGCCGGAATGGTCTGAGGTCAAGGCGTTCCTTGACGCCAATCATCTACAGGGTGCCGGGTTGAGCAGGGGGATGAACTATGCTCTGCGGCACAAGGACGATCTGGTGGCTGTCGCAACCTTCGCACCAAGCCGATTTGGAACAGGTGACTGGGAGATACTTCGGTTCGCCTCCAGCCTGAACGTTGCAGGCGGCTTCAGCAGACTGATCAAAGCCTTCAGAGCAGAGCACACTGGATCATTGTTCAGTTTTTCCGATAACCGCTGGTTCACAGGAGAAGTCTACGCAAAGAACGGATTCGTGCGTCTCGGTTTCACAGAGCCTGGGTATTTTTGGACCGATGGAAACTCACGCGTAAACCGCTACGCAACTCAAAAGCACAAACTCAAGGCGCTGTTTCCTGACTGCGACCCGGACACTCAAACCGAAGTGCAGATCATGCACAACAACGGCTTTCACAGGGTATGGGACTGCGGCAATACACGCTGGCTGCTGCCGTAACTCAGACCACGCCATAAATTGGCGTGGTCTGAGTTACTAAGTACTCACTGCGCGTAGCGGTCGACAATCGCTTGACACAGACCTGAGCGCACGATGTCGTCACGGTTGAACGCAACGTGCCCGACGCCCTTCAGGTCGCCGATACGGCGGATTGCATCTTCCAAGCCGTGGGCGTTGTGCAGGTCCTTCTGGCTCACGTCGCCGTTGATGACNACNGTGCAGTCCTCGCCAATGCGAGTGAGAAACAGTTTCATCTGCGAGGCCGTCATGTTCTGTGCCTCATCGAGGAGGACAAAGCAGTCCTTGAAGGTGTGGCCACGTGCGAATGCCAGCGGCAGGCCGACGATGCGCTTGGTCTTGATGAGGTAGTCAGTGAACGATACGCCAAGGCGTTCGTGGAGAATACTTAGGACAGGCAGCAGNTANGGCAACATCTTCTCGTCCATCGTACCCGGCAAA